GGTTTACTAACTTTACATACTGCCTCTACCCAATCTATGTTCCTTGATGTGCCATCTGTAATTTTAACATTATTAAATTTCCGCTTAATTGACTCTCTGTGATTGTCAATGTCCTTTAACATATCTACTCCCATCATACCCAATGCTGCATTTATGTAACGCATACGAACACGTTTTGCAGACTCTTCATTACACAGTATTACAACTTTAGCACCTTGATCTGCAAAGCCACCATCGCCCATAACTAAACTTGCATGAAAGCTAGTTTTACCTGTGTTAGATTGAGCACCTATAGCAATCAAGTGTCCCGGACCTATGCCAGATACCCTACGTGCTAAACTACGTATGTTAAATTTCCATTTTGGTTCTAGGCTATGTTCTTTGATAAGAGTGAGAATGTCTGTTTCTTCCCATTCAATCTGAACACTAGGAATGAAATCGTCTGCATATGATTCTATAATTCTACGTAATGGTTCTAATGTAGTGGCATCACCATTTACAAAGTCAAACCCTATGTTGGCAACCTCTTCACCTACAACCTGCCTGAAGAGTGTACTCATTATGTCATGTGCTATATCTTTGTCTAATAAATTTGTCTCTTTCAGTTGTGTAAACATATCTTTGTATACAGACTTCTGTGCTGTAGTAAGTGTAGGATTAGCTGACAAAAAAAGTGCCTCAACTTCTTCTGGTGAGACACTGCGATCGTAAGTTGCCATAGCATTATCTATTGAGTGTTTAATCTTCTGGACATCTTTAGTAAACAACTTGTCGGGACATCTAGTACCTTTGTTGTTATTGTAGAAATCTTTGTCCATTAGATTTCTTATTAGAGAAAGTTCCATAACTTCTCCTTTCAAGCCATGTTAAGTAATTCTATATCCCTATCATTCCCATACTTTAAATCGTCCTTTAACATTAGGACTTTAACTTTGTCCACTACACCGTGTAACTCCCTTGTTAATTGTAAGGCTTTGCTTACTGCATCTCTATCTAAAGCAACTAATGCTGTAGAGAATTGTGATAGGTACTGTTTTTGTTCGTTAGACATTGAAGTTCCCATTAACGCTACCCCTGTATGTCGGTCATCTCCAACGACAGCAGCACTTATACAATCCTCCACAACAACTGCGACCTTACCATAACCATATGTGTAAGGCAACCTGTTACTACCATATCTTTTCCATTTAGGCAAACGCTTTCCTATTGCTCTACCTGTGGCATCCACAGTTATACCCTCATGCACTACAGGAAACACAACTCTGTGTTCACGTATGTCATACATCAAGCCATGTCTATTTGGTGACAGACCCCAACCAAATGCCCATGCCATTGCCTGTTCATACTCACTGCTCAAAGGCACTATGTTTACTGGCATACAAAAGTCTGTGATCTTATTGTCTTCAGTCATATTTAATCTCCTGTATATTGATTCAGCAGACATGCTCATCTTGTGAGCACCACTTACATTGCATGATGCTTTATAACAGTTCCACAGTAGCTGCCCATTGTTGTTGGTCACTGTAAATGTTTTACGTCCTTTGCACTCAGGGCAGTCCATACGTATCGAGCTACCGTCAGTAATATCTAAACCTCTAATGTATTCAATCATGCAGCTTCCTTTCTAACTCATAGTAAAAATCTGCAACCTGATACATTTCTTTTACAGTGCCTGAACTCTTCATTGTATTAGCTCTAACAGACACTACAACAACATTATCCTTTTCATACCCTTTGTTATTGTCAATCCTATCTAACGATAGGTTATGTAGTAAGTTGTCTCTACCAAATGTAAACTTAGTTTTAAATACAGGACATTTTAAATCTCTAGGAATTAATTCTAATAGTTGTTTTGCTGTTAGTGTAAAGCTAACATCAGATTTTTTTTGTCTCTTAACTCTAGCGATTTTATAGTTTAACCATCGTATTGTTATGTCTTCATATGTGTTAATGTCACGTAATTTTTTACGGTAATCAATATAGTATTCTTTTCTAGATGGCATATCACTCTTCCTTAAACTGTTGTCGTGCAGTCAACGCACTGTTAGCACTAAGGAAAGTGTTCTTTATGTAGGGTTTAACTGACTGTGGATTAGCGTGTCCTGTCACAGACATAATCTGCGGTAGTGGTACACCTGCCTCTACCATCTCAGTTGTGCCAGTTCTACGTAAGTCCATAAGTCTAAGCTCTTCAGGTAGTCCTGCCTGTCGCATAATCCTCCTGCCTATTTTAGATAACCTCTCCATAGAGAATGGTATGTATTCTCCATCTCTAGGAGTTGGCATGGGAACGACATACTTCTGAAAGTCAAAGTCATCTCTTTGTTCTTTTAGCATATCTAATAGAGATTCGGATATGGGTAAGTGCACCACTGCACCTCTCTTAGACTGAATTAGATTTAGACGGTTGTTATCAAAGTCTATGCACTGCCACTCAAGCATACGCATGTCACCTACACGTTGACACCACTCGTATGCCATCTGCACTATCAGTCCTACGTTACGATAAACAAAGTCACCGTAGGCTACGTTAAGAAACTCACGTACCTGATCCTCTGTCCACACTACATTACGTGATGCAGGTGTTAGCTTACGTACCAAAGCAAAGGGATTGTTCTTGACATACTCCATGTCTAACCCATACCTGTATGCCCTGCCAGACACAACAGCTACATGATTGGCTAACTGTATGCCACGCTTAACCCACTCTTCGTAGGCTATCTTTGCATCCTTGCCTGTTACACTGTTGGCTGTCTTCTCTCCAAATCTATCTGTCAACACTTTTAAGAACCTTGTGTAGTCTACTTTAGTTTTATCACGTAAGCGATTAAACTCAGGTGATTGCACGTAAAGGTTGACTAATCGTTTCACAGATATTGGCCTCATGTTGCGTCCATTTCTTGTTGTTGCATCTCTTTTGTGTATAGTCCTATGTCAGGGTAACGCACACCTACTGATCTTTTGACGTTACCATTCTTATCGTAAGCCATGACAGTGCACTTTCTAGTTACACTGTGCTCTCTGTCTTTACCGTATACACTGTCTAGCCACAAACCAGTGCGTAAATAAAACTTCATGTTATGTATATACATTTCTAGTATATTCATTTCATTGTTAAGTCTTTTCTGTATAGCCTTGTCTCTTCTGCAAGACATCCTTAAGGAAGAAAGCATCTCTTCGTTGTGCTTAATCCATGACTTAACCTTATCTGTATTCACAGGGTGATTACTGTCTAGGTTACGTACACTCTCATGGACACTTAGGTTAGCAGGTTTACGCTTGGCTGCACGTGCTTTCTCAAGACGTTTAGCTGATGCTTCTCGCTGTTCTTTTGTCATAGGTTTACGCATGGTGTATCTCCTCACATAAAGATGTATAGTCTTGTTATGCTGGTAGCTAGTGTAGCTAAAGCAAAAGTATTTATAACCATTAGTGCTCTGTCATTCCACATCATGCCGACAATAAGCCAACCACCTATACCGACAAAGTGAAAGAACAAATTCATAGGATAAATATTGTTAGCTGTAAGTATCATGCCAAACATAAGCACAATACTAGAAAGCCATTTGATGTACCAATCAAGTGTATACAGTGGTGTTTTAGTAGTTATACGTGTACCCTCATGTTCATCAGCCATATGCTGTCTCCTATTGTATAATCTTGTTGCTGACCACATCCCAATTAACTGTCTTAGGAGTTCTTTGAGCATGTCTTACTACCTTCATTAGTGTGGCTACTGGCACTTTACATAACTCAGATACTACTTTAGCTCTGTGTATATCGTAAGTGGGATCAGCATGTGCAGCTTTCCATACCAGTTCAGTAACTAAGTCACTGTAGCTTTTGCTTAAAGTCTTCCCATTCACCGTAGAAGGTTTTTTGAGCATTGCTTATAGCCTCTCCTGTTGTGCCTACATCTACACCACACATAGCTGTAGGGTCTGTAGGTCTGATTATAGTTGCGGTCCATGATCCTGTCTTATCGTTAAGATATACCAGTGTTATATGTCCACGTT